TTAAATAACCTCGCTGTAGATCCCCACCACGCGACCCACCGTTTTTATCTCGCTGATACCGCACTCAAACGGAACTTTACCGCCCGCTACGTGAAGTTTTTTGCCCGGTAACAGCGTTAAGTCGCGGATGCTGGCGGTGCCTTCAATCTCGACCAGCCAAAGGCCGTCGGTTAAAGACGCCTCTTTTTCGATAAAGTGAAGCTTTCCCTCCGCCCGAACGGCGATGCCGCGAGCCAGCGGTTTGCTAAAGAAACTGGCATCGATGCTCAAAATGGTATTTTCTTCCAGCTTACCATCACTGAGTGTGAATGCCGAAACTGAAACCGGATCTCCCGATGCGGGGTTACCTTCAAACTGCGCACCTTGCCCGGTCATCAGCCAGCGCAGGCTGGCACCGGTGTCCAGCGCGCACTGAACCGCGAAGTCGTAAGAGATGGTACCGCGCGCGTAGCGGTTCTGAAGCGAGCTGGCGGCGATATTAAAGTGCCGGGCCAGCTGGATTTTCTGCGTGAAACCATATACCTGACAGATTCTATCGAGTAACTCTTCATTATTCACTTGAGAATCCAGTATCAAAATATATTCCTTTGGGTGTTTACTAATACTCAATTGGGTATTAATATCATTGCAAATTCGAGCAATCAGCGGCAGAAGTTGGCAAACAGAGGCTAATGATTGCAGACATTATCAAAATGGGAATTTTGCAGCATGGTTTGTGAAATCGCAATCATCAAACGGCGGAAAATGCCGTGCTATGAGCGTTTTCAGCACATTAGCGTGCGTGAATTTATGCGAGGGGAGATATGGCGATAGAAGCTGCCCATGCAAGGGTTCCACTTAGCGTGGGAGCACGTCTTAACGGGCTTAACCACGTCGCTGAACTGCGCGCCCGATACGGGAGCGATAGCGGAAAAGAGCTGGCACGGTTTATGGCCGAGCTGCGCGATAAGCGCGATCCCTGTTTTGAGGAGAACAGCAGGGCGCTGGCCGCCATCTTTTACCTGGCGAGATTACCCGTCGCCCGTCATGAGTGCGATATCAGCGAGCTGACGACCGAAGAGAAACGGGCGCTAATTACCGCCATGAATCATTTTCGTGCCGTTGTGAGTTTATTTCCTGAACGGCTGACCATGCCGATATAACCCAACCAAAAACCTAATGGCGTAAACCCGCCGGGCAGCCTATTGCCTGAAATTAAGGAGAACGCGTGATGCGAAACAGTGAAAACCGCCCATATCCGATCGGAAATGAAGAACTGAAACGCCTGCTGATGGAGGCAAAAACAGAGGAACGATGCGCGCGAGCCCTCGCGGTCTCCCTGCGCCTGGAGGCGCTGGCGAGCCATATCTACAAAACCGGCATGAGCGGAGAGGACGTTGCCGAACTGCTGTGCCACGAGGCAGCCCGCTACGAGCGTGAATCACAGGAGCTGCACTGATGGCCGATTTTATCGATCTTGCGCAGGCGCGCGAGCAGGAAGACAGAGAGCGCCACATTAACAGCGCCCGCAGGCGACCCGCATCGCCTTCGCGTTTTCTGTGCGAGGACTGCGATGCGCCAATACCTGAGGCGCGTCGAAAGGCGGTACCTGGAGTGGCCTTGTGCATCACATGCCAGGAGATCGCGGAGATGAAAAATAAACACGTCCGGGGAGGATGAGTTGGCGACGTCATTTGCTTATCCGTGGAACGCTCCACGGTCGGCCATTGCCAGCCCTTACCTCACGCACACCCAACAGCAGCGTCGCGATCGCCTCTTCGCGGCGCTGCAGCAGGCAAGAATTGCCCTCTCACAGCAGCCTGACTGCGTGCGCTTCGAGGTCTGGCGCACGATTGACGCCCTCGAGCAGCATCAGGGCAGCCTGAAGGCTAATGCTTTCTCGATCCGCTTCTGCAAAAGGATATTGCCCCGCCTGCGTCTGGTCTCTGAACGCTATGCCTGCAAGGGCCTGCACAATACGGTCTCCAGGGCCGTGTTTAATGACCATTTCGACACCCAGATTCTGCAATACCTCGCTTCGAGGATGGTTGAGCTGGTTACGCGCTATAACCGTCTTCCGGATATGTCCCGCGCGGACATCGACCTGCTGGCCGCAGATATCGCCAGCTTTATTCGTGGCGAGCTGGCGAATATTAACGATGCTGAGATGGGCGAATACCGGACGCTTTACGTCTGGTACCAGCGCGCCGGACTGATCGCCCGGCAGTTCAACGTTTCGCCTCCCCACTGGGAACGGGTGTCAAAGACGTTTTTCAACAAAGATGACGTTGCCTCGGCGGTGATCCGCATGTTTTCCGAGGTGTGGTGGCGCGGGCGCCTGCGCCGTATCGCGGCGGCCTGGCGCGAGCATTTGCAGATTGCCCTCGGCAACGTCAGCAAAAAGAGAACGGCGTATGCGAGCAGGCGCTGCGTGACCGAGTGGCGCGAGCAGAAGCGCCGCACCCGCGAATTTCTCAAGGGCATGGAGCTTGAAGATGAAGAGGGCAACCGCATCAGCCTGATTGAAAAATACGATACCTCGGTGTCTAACCCGGCGATACGCCGCTGTGAACTGATGACCCGCATTCGCGGTTTTGAAAATATCTGTGAGGCGCTGGGCTACGTGGGCGAGTTCTATACCTTAACCGCGCCCGCGCAGTATCACGCGACCGTGAAGTCGGGCTACCCCAACGCTAAGTGGAACGGAGCCAGCCCGGCGGATACGCAAGGCTACTTTACCCGTCTCTGGGCACGTATCCGGGCAAAACTCCACCGGGACGGGCGGCGTATTTTTGGTATCCGCGTTGCGGAACCCCATCACGACGGTACGCCCCACTGGCACATGCTGATGTTTATGCTGCCGGAAGATGTTGACTGCGTTCGCCAGATTATCGGGGATTACGCGCGGCAGGAGGATGCTGTTGAGCTGCAGAGCGAAAGTGCCATAAGAGCGCGCTTTCACGCGGAAGCGATCGATCCTAAGAAAGGCAGTGCTACCGGTTACATAGCCAAATACATCTCAAAGAATATCGACGGCTATGCGCTTGATGGCGAGACCGATCACGAAAGCGGCGGGCTTCTGAAGGAGACGGCGTCCGCCGTTTCGGCCTGGGCGGGACGCTGGCACATTCGTCAGTTTCAGTTCATCGGCGGCGCGCCGGTAACGGTCTACCGCGAGCTGCGACGTATGGCGGATACAGAGGCCGCGCGCGGCTTGAGCGTTGAGTTTGCCGCCGTCCATGATGCCGCCGACGCCGGTGACTGGGCGGGTTACGTTACTGCGCAGGGAGGGCCGTTTGTCCGTCGCGATGATTTACAGGTGCGCACGCTGTATGGACCGCGCGCCGGGTTTAACCAGTACGGCGAGGAAACGGTCCGTATTCGTGGCGTGTACGACTCCGCCGTCGGCGCGGGCAGCCCGATTGTCACCCGGCTCACCCAGTGGAAAATTGTGCCGAAGAGGGCCCCGGAAATTAAGAATGCGCCTGAGCCCTCTCGGAGTTCTGTCAATAACTGTACGCAGGACGATCTGTCTCAGCCCCTAAGCCGGCGTGCGAGACGGGCATTAACCGAACGCATCAAATTCATCCGCCCCGGCGCTACGTCGCCCATCATCTTCGCGAGCGACCCGCAGAACGGGGTACCAGAGAAGGTGATTGACGAGATACGGCTCGCTACCGGGATAGCCATCAGCCGGGGCGAGGCCCTGCATCTTATGGCCGGAGGCGTTAGCCGTTTTAACGACAAATGGTGCAGGGGCGCAGCTGACGGAACGCTATTTCCTGCAGCGTGTTCTTATCAGGAAAAGGCGCGGAAAATCCTTGAACGTATTGGGTATTTAACGGATCTGTTAACCAGTCGAGTACGCTAATCTTTATCGATATCATGTACATACCGTTAAAGGTTCTGATTTTTCGCTTCACTCTTTTTATGAATACATGCTACTGTATGTTTATACAGTATCTCGTGGTGGAGGTTGTGTGGACAGAGAGTTGAACGAGCAGGTCATGATTGAACGAGTCGAGATGATTGCTCGGCTGACGACAGAAGGAACGTGTCAGGAAAGAGATCGTGAGATTGCCCTGAATTTGATTGCTGAGATTGCGCGGGGGAATTTAATCAAGAACAACGCCTTTACCGTTGTTTTCTCGGCATCGCCTGTTCCGGAACGAATCAAAAAAGAGAGTAACGTTCGGGTGAACATTACTCTCGATAAAGATCGGCTGGCTGGCCAGTCCGTCGCCGAAGCCTTTCAGTGCGAACTGACCCGCAGAATAGGGTCCCTGTTTCCGTCAACGAGGGTGACCGTGAGAGTAGGCTCGGTGACGGGGGTAGAGCTCCAGGGGCTTGAAAAAGAGGCCGATCGCGAGGCGCTGGACACTATTCTGCGGGAAGTCTGGGAAGACGAGAGCTGGCGTTAAACCCGGTTTTGTTACCCGGACCGAACACCCTCATTAGATTTTTACGTTCCCATTGAACCGCGCTTCGCTTCCCTCGGATGGTTTGTTGTGTCCGCGAGCGTCCATCCGTCAGCGATAGCGAAAAGCCTGCTGGCCCGGGAAACTCTTCAGTACCTGGAAACCGGATGTTGGGAGCGACTGATGAAGATCTATGCAATGCAGGGGGACACGCTTGATGCCGTTTGCGCCCGCTTTTATGGGCGCACGGCTGGCGTCGTTGAAGCCGTTCTGGAGGCCAACTCTGGCCTCGCGGAGTCAGGGGTTATCTTGCCTCACGGCACGCCGGTAGAGATGCCGGAGGTGGATACCGCCCCCACAAAAGAATCCGTAAACCTATGGGACTGAGCCTGGAGAAAATCACCACGTTTATCGCCTACTGGCTGGCCGTGGCGCTGGCCTGGTTCGGGGCGATGTCTCCTGAAAAAGTCGCGCTGTACGTGGGAAGTCTTTGCGCCATTTTTACCGCGCTGACGAATTACTGGTTTAAGCGAAAAACCTGGCGCTATCTCAAATCTCTTGGTCTCGATAAGAAGAGCATTCGTGAACTCAATCATTAAGCGTTGCAGCATCGCCGGCGTGCTGGCCCTGGCGGTGCTGATGCCTGACTTTCGGTTACTGAAAACCTCCCCGGATGGGCTGGCGTTGATTGCCGATCTCGAAGGATGCCGCCTCTCGCCCTACCGGTGTAGCGCCGGCGTATGGACGTCAGGCATTGGCCACACGGCAAACGTTGTGCCCACGCGGGATATTACCGAGCGTGAGGCCGCGGCAAACCTGGTCGCTGATGTGCTCAACGTGGAGCGGCGGCTGGCGGCGTGCGCGCCGGTAGAAATGCCGCCACGGGTCTACGACGCGCTGGTGAGCTTCACGTTTAATGTCGGCGCAGGCGCTGCCTGTCGTTCGACGCTGGTGTCGTTTATCAAGCGTAAACAGTGGTCGCAGGCGTGCGAGCAGCTTACCCGCTGGGTGTACGTCAACGGCGTCAAAAATGCCGGGCTGGAAAATCGTCGCGTCCGCGAGAAGGCCTGGTGCATGAAGGGGCTGCCATGAGAACTCTCATGCTGGCGCTGGCCGGTCTGCTGGCCATCACGCTGTGGCTTCGTCATGACAACCTGACCCTGTCCCGTTCCTTAGCTACGGCTAACCGGGTCGCCAGCGAGCAAAAAAATGCCCTCGCCACGCTTAACCATCAGCTGTCCCTGTCGCAACGGATTGCCCGATCAAACGAAAACGCCCAGGTCAGGCTCCGTGAGGCGCTTGTCACTGCGGGTGAGGAGAGCGCGAAACGGGAAGCGACTATCGGGAGATTACTCAATGAAAATGAAGCGTTACGCCACTGGTATAACGCTCGGCTGCCTGATGCTGTCCGCAGGTTGCACACCCGCACCGCCTGCGCCTCCGCAGCCCATTGTTTACCACGCCTGCCCGAAGGTGAGCCTCTGCCCGATGCCGGGCAGCGAACCCGCCACTAACGGCGATCTCAGCGCGGATATTCGCAGGCTTGAGTATGCCCTTATCGCCTGCGCGCTGCAGGTTGAAACCATTAAAAACTGTCAGGATAAATTCGATGCACAAACTCAAGAGCCTGCGCCAGGCATTAATTGACGCGATCCCCCAACTGAACGCTAGCCCGGAACGCCTGCAGATGTCGGTCGGAAGCGGGCATATTGACGCCCGCCTGGCCTCCTCGCTCTCCTTTGAAAAACACTATCAACTGAATGCAAAGGTCAGCGGTTTCACCGGCAACAGCGAGGGATTGTTCGTTCCCGTGCTGGCCTGGCTTCGGGAAAACCAGCCGGACATTTTTACCCTTGATGAAGGCCGTAAAAACGGATGTTCCTTCACGATCGTCTTAAACGATGACGATACGATGGATATCAGCATCAGTTTGCAATTAACCGAGCGCATGCTTGTTGCACAGGATCAGAGCGCTCTGTACGCGACGTATTCCCCGGAGCCGCCGCTGCCGGAGCCCGTCACGCGTCCGACGTCGTTGTACATCAACGGTGAGCTGGTCAGCCAGTGGGAGGCGTAAGTTCCCCCGCGCCGAGAGCCCGCTGTTTGTACAGCGTGTTGTTTCATCCCGCATAAAACCCCGTCTCGTTGCTGCCGTTCTCTCTGAACGGCATTCTCTTCTCATGAATACATTAACTTCCATTAACGGTATCGCTCGCGCGATCCGCAATCTGATACGTATCGGTGTTGTGACCGATGTTGACCTCAACAGGGGGCTTTGTCGTGTCCAGACCGGCGGGATGAAAACCACCTGGCTGAACTGGCAAACCTGTCGTGCGGGACGTTCGCGCGTGTGGTGGGCGCCTTCCGAGGGCGAGCAGGTGCTGCTGCTGGCCATCGGCGGCGAGCTTGATACCGCCTTTGTGCTGCCCGGCATTTTCTCTGACGACCATCCGGCGCCGTCCGGGTCGCCCGATGCCTTCCACGTCTCTTTTCCTGACGGCGCGGTGATTGAGTACGAACCCGGACGCGGGGCGCTGACGGTTGCAGGCATTAAAACGGCCGACATTACCGCCTCTGAATCGCTCACCGCCACCGTGCCGGAGGTGCGGGTGACGTCAACGTCCCGCATCACGCTGGATACGCCTGAAGTGGTGTGTACCAACAAGTTAATTACCGCCTCTCTTGAAGTGCAGCAGGGCGGTGTGATGACCGGAAATATTGAGCATTCCGGCGGTAAATTCACCTCCAACGGGGTGCAGGTGGACAACCACGCGCACGGCAGCGTGCAAAGCGGCGGAAGCTGGACTAAGGGGACACAATGACGGTGCGATACAGGGGAATGAACAGGCAGACCGGGCTGAGCATTTCAGAGGCTGAACACATCCGGCAAAGCGTGCGCGACATTCTGGTCACGCCGATTGGCTCGCGGGTCATGCGCCGGGATTACGGCTCGCTGCTGGCGGCGATGATCGACAGGCCGCAGAGCCCTGCGCTGCGTCTGCAAATCATGTCCGCATGCTATTCCGCCATCCAGAAATGGGAGCCGCGGATAAGCCTGACGGCAATCACTTTCGAGCGTTCGGAGAACGACGGGACGCTGTATGTCGATATCACCGGCACGCGCCCGACCTCCGGACAATCCTTTTCTATCACCATTTCACTGAGTTAAACGCTATGGCTATTGTTGATCTGAGCCAGCTCGCCGCGCCTGATGTCGTGGAAGAGGTGGATTATGAAACGCTGTTGGCAGAACGAAAGGCCACCTTTGTCTCGCTCTATCCCGAAGAGGAACGAGAGGCGATTGCGCGGACGCTGACGCTGGAGTCAGAGCCGATTGTGAAGCTCCTGCAGGAGAATGCCTACCGGGAAGTCATGTGGCGTCAGCGGGTTAACGAGGCCGCGCGTGCGGTCATGTTGGCTTATGCAGCGGGCAGCGATCTGGACCAGATAGGGGCAAACGCTAACCTTGCGCGTCTGGTGATCGCCCCTGCCGACGACACCACATTTCCGCCCACGCCGGCTGTGATGGAGTCCGATACCGATTTTCGTCTGCGCATTCAGCAGGCCCCGGAAGGGCTGAGTGTCGCGGGCTCGACTGGCGCGTACCAGTTCCATGGCCGCAGTGCCGATGGGCGGGTAGCGGACATCTCCGTCATCAGCCCGCAGCCGGCGAACGTCACGATTTCTGTACTCTCCCGGGAGAATAACGGCATAGCGTCTGAAGAGCTGATCGCTATTGTTCGTAACGCCCTAAACGATGAAGACGTCAGGCCGGTTGCCGACCGCGTTACCGTCCAGTCGGCCAAAATAGTTGACTACAGCATTGAAGCATCGCTTTTCCTTTTTCCCGGCCCCGAAAGCGAGCCGGTACTCAACGCGGCAAGAACCCGGTTACAGGCCTATATCACGGCTCAGCATCGTCTTGGACGCGATATTCGCAAGTCCGCCATTTACGCCGCTCTTCACGTAGAAGGGGTGCAGCGGGTGGAACTGACCGCACCCGCGGCTGACATCGTGCTTGATGAAACCCAGGCCTCATGGTGCAGCCACTTCAGCTTAACCGTGGGAGGGAACGATGAGTAACACCCGCCTTTTACCGGTTGGCTCATCGCCCCTTGAGGTCGCGGCAGCGCGCGCCTGTGCGGACATCGAAAATACGCCCGTTCCGCTGCGCCACCTCTGGAATGTGGATACCTGCCCGGCGAATTTGCTGCCGTGGCTGGCATGGGCATTTTCGGTTGACCGCTGGGACGAGAGCTGGCCGGAAGCCACCAAGCGGGACGTGATCCGCGCGGCGTGGTTTATCCATGCCCACAAAGGGACGATTGGCGCCGTGCGTCGCGTGGTGGAGCCGCTTGGCTATCTGATTAACGTCACCGAGTGGTGGGAAACCAACGATCCGCCCGGCACTTTCCGCCTTGATATTGGCGTGCTGGACACCGGTATTAACGAGGAAATGTATTACGAAATGGAGAGGCTGGTTGCTGATGCAAAGCCTGCCAGCCGCCACCTTATTGGCCTGAATATCATCCAGGACATTCCGGGTTATCTCTATACCGGCGCCTTGGGCTATGACGGCGACATCATCACGGTTTATCCCGGATAAGTGAGAGCACAATGACAGTGAAATATAAAACGGTTATCACCAAAGCCGGTGCCGAAAAACTGGCTGCAGCGACCGTCCCGAACGGCAAGAAAGTGAATTTTACGGCGATGGCGGTGGGTGACGGTGGGGGCTCGTTGCCGGTGCCTGATGCCGGGCAGACGAAGCTGGTTAATGAAGTCTGGCGCCATGCGCTGAATAAAATCAGCCAGGATAACAAGCATCAGAATTATGTGATCGCGGAGCTGCTCATTCCGCCTGAAACCGGTGGTTTCTGGATGCGAGAAATGGGCCTCTATGATGACACGGGGACACTGATTGCCGTTGGGAACATGGCAGAAAGCTATAAGCCGTTGTTGGCGGAAGGATCCGGACGTGCGCAGACCGTGCGTATGGTCATCATGGTAAGCGACATTGAGTCAGTCGAGCTGACGATTGATACCTCAACGGTGATGGCAACCCAGGATTATGTCGACGACAAGCTCGCAGAGCATGAGCAGTCCCGCCTCCATCCTGACGCCACGCTTAAGGAAAAAGGGTTTACTCAGCTAAGCAGTGCGACCGACAGCACGTCTGAGACGCTTGCGGCCACACCTAAGGCTGTAAAGACCGTCAATGATGACGTGACAAAGCTCAAAAACAGCTTGGGTACTGCCGCAGGTAAAAATGTTCAGGAAAGCCGCGACGACATCACACCGGGGCGCGTGCTGGTTAACGGTGGTGCGCTGGCGTTGAGAACGGTAGCCGCCAGAGCGGGTACGGCAATTGCCGATGCAAGCGCCCTCCCGGCTAACTCAGTGAGCTTCTGTTATGCCGATGCAGCATATTCACCGGGTTATGAGGCGACGATTCTTGATGTGGGCGGCCTTGGTGGCGATGGCTATCGTGTGCAGTATGCCGCGTCCTATAGCGACGGCGGGAAGCGGCTGAGATTCCGCACCTTAAATGCGGATAATGGCTATTGGGGGAGCTGGACGAACGTTATCACAAACTACGGCGGAAGCGTTGAGTATTTAAATAATGCATGTTATTACGCGATAAAGCCTGAATACTGGCAAGGCGGCGGGGCGTTTGCAAATCAATATATTGATGCCTCGGCTCCATTTTTTGTTCCTGGTTATACTACTCCTAAAGATACTTCGATGTATCTACCAATTGTAAAAGGAACATCCGCGACGAGTGGATATGGATTTGGTGCGTCGGTTAGTTTTGGAATATTACGTTCAGGAAGTGGTGATTTTGGTTCCGCTATTATTCAAATTTTGGGTGATAGCGGAGCCGGGGCAATATATTCATTTAATGCTAATGGGAATTTAAATGTTCCCGGCCAGATTGGGACAGGGGGGAATATTGTCGCTGGTCAGGGGCTGTTTGAGTCAGGCGGTTTGGTCAGGGTTTATTCCAGTAATAACCCGCCGCCCCAGCAGGATTTGAGCCCTTATGCAACTACTGCATGGGTCAACGGGAACTTTTCAACACAAGCCTGGACTGTCGCTAACTTTCTGCAAGGGGGAATGAGGCTGGCTTCATCAGGAACGGCAACCAACGGGAATAACGATAACACGTTTGCATATGCTCCAGATGGTGCTGTTGTCACCGCTGTGCAGCAAAAGACAAACTACACAGCGGTGCTATATCGTTATGTCCAATATAACATCGGCGGAAACTGGTATACGGCATGGGTGGCGTAATGACAATGCAATCAGGTGTATTTAAAAAATATGACCCATTAGAAAAATGGGGAAAATATACTCCAGCGAAAGTGGCAAAACTTACGCCGGAGGAGCTCGAATTATATTATGTTGCTAAATCACCGGAAATGAATGTTGTTTTTCTGAAAGATGAAAATGGCAATGACTGGTATCAGTGGCTTAAGAAACTTTCAAAAGAAACGTTGAAAGTTTCTTTCAATCCTGACTCGAAAGAAATCGTTCATTTCTCTTATGATGCGAGCACGATTTTTCCGGTTAATCAGATTGTCGTTGAAATCGGGCCAGAGAGTGTACCGGATGTATTTACCGCTGCGGGTGAGAAAGCATTAGGCGGTGCGTTTCTTTTTGTTGATGGCAAAATTACTGCCGCGCCGGTGGATTATGCAGCAGAAGCACAACGCAATAAACTGGAGCTGCTGACTCAGGCAAATAACGTCATCGCCACGCTGCAGGATGCGGTTGAGCTGGATATGGCGACTGAGGAAGAAACAGCGAACTTGCAGGAGTGGAAGAAATACCGTGTGCTTCTGAGTCGGGTCGATGTTGATAAACCGGTCTGGCCGCCTCTGCCTGAAACAAAATTATAAATCGATACGCCGTGCTTTTTGCCAGAATGGCCTGAGCCCTCCCTCCGGAGGGCTTTTCGTTTGTTGTGTAATCCTTTCCCCAACCCCAATACGTCGCATCAATCGCGCGCTCCACAGACAATAGCCTCACCACTAAACGAAGGAGTTAACCGGATGGGCGATTATCACCACGGCGTGGAAGTTATCGAAATCAACGATGGCACCCGCACCATTTCCACCGTCTCGACGGCAATCATCGGCATGGTCTGTACGGCCAGCGATGCTGACGACAAGACATTTCCTTTAAACGAGCCCGTGCTCATTACCAACGTACAAACTGCGATTGCGAAAGCCGGCAAGGCGGGGACGCTGTCCGCTTCTCTGCAGGCGATCGCCGACCAGTGTAAACCGGTTGTCGTGGTTGTTCGCGTGGCTGAAGGCACTGCAGAGACCCCGGAAGAGGCCCGCAAACAGACCGTTTCCAACATCATCGGTACCACCGATGAAAACGGTAAATACACCGGTCTGAAGGCGCTTCTCACGGCGAAAACGGTGACCGGCGTTAAGCCTCGCATTCTCGGCGTACCGGGGCTGGACTCTCAGGAAGTCGCGACCGCTCTGGCCGCCACGTGCCAGAGCCTGCGCGCGTTTGGCTATGTCAGCGCATGGGGGTGCAAAACCATTTCTGAGGCGATCAACTACCGCAAAAACTTTAGCCAGCGCGAGCTGATGGTTATCCACCCTGATTTTCTGGCGTGGGATACCACTACGAATGCGACGACAATGGCCTGGGCGACCGCCCGTGCGCTTGGCCTGCGTGCCAAAATCGATCAGACAATGGGCTGGCATAAAACCCTGTCAAACGTTGGCGTTAACGGCGTCACTGGCGTAAGCGCTTCGGTCTCCTGGGATCTGCAGGAACAGGCCACCGACGCGAACCTGCTTAACCAGGCTGGCGTCACCACGCTGATTCGCAACGACGGCTTCAAATTCTGGGGTAACCGCACCTGCTCAGACGATCCGTTATTCGTCTTTGAAAACTACACCCGTACCGCGCAGGTGCTGGCCGATACCATGGCGGAAGCGCACGCGTGGGCGATGGATAAACCCATCACGCCAACGCTTATCCGCGACATCGTGTCCGGTATTAATGCCAAGTTCCGCGAGCTGAAAACCAACGGCTATATCGTCGACGGCTCCTGCTGGTATGACCCTGAGTCGAACGACGCATCAACCCTGAAAGCGGGGAAACTGTATATCGATTATGACTACACCCCTGTCCCGCCGCTGGAAAATCTGACCCTGCGCCAGCGCATCACCGATACCTATCTGGCAGACCTGTCAGATTCGGTTAATAGCTAAGGAGCTGAAGCATGGCGTTACCACGCAAACTGAAATATCTGAATATGTTCAATGATGGCCTGAGCTACATGGGCGTTGTTGAGTCCGTCACCTTGCCGAAGCTTACCCGCAAGCTGGAGAAGTATCGCGGCGGCGGTATGCCTGGCTCGGTCTCTGTAGACCTCGGTCTGGACGATGATGCCCTGGCGCTGGAGTGGACCGTTGGCGGTCTTCCGGACGCCGCGCTGTGGGCGCAGTATGCCTCTCCGGGCGCGGACAGCGTGCCGCTGCGCTTTACCGGCTCTTATCAGCGCGATGACACCGGCGAAATTTCCGCCGTCGAAATCGTCATGCGCGGTCGTCATAAAGAGTTTGATGGCGGTGAAAACAAGCAGGGCGAGAGTGGCACCACCAAAATGTCCACCGAGTGCGCCTACTACCAGCTGACCATTGATGGCAAAGAGATCATCGAAATCGACATCATCAACATGGTGCTGAAAGTCGATGGCGTCGATCGCCTGGCAGAACACCGTAAGGCCATCGGCCTGTAACCCTTTAACCGGCCGGGATCGCTGGCCGGTAAGTTAACTTTGTGAAGAGTAACGAAATGGAAAATACCAACGAGATCGCCATGAACGAAAATCCACATATCGTCACGCTTGATAGCCCCGTTCAGCGCGGTGAGCAAAAAATTGAAAAGGTGACCGTTTCAAAACCGAATGCAGGGACCCTGCGAGGGGTATCGCTGGCGTCGCTGGCGCAATCTGACGTAGATGCGCTGATCAAGGTGCTGCCGCGAATGACCTCGCCAGCCCTGACCGAGCATGAGGTTGCGCGCCTGGATGCCTGCGATCTGCTCTCTTTTGCTGGCAAGGTGATCGGTTTTTTGTCACCGGCTTCGGCTCGCTGAAATTTCCTGAAAATCTGTCGGTCGACGATCTGATGGCGGATATCGCGGTGATATTTCACTGGCCGCCGTCAGAGCTGTACACCCTGAGCGTGACCGAACTCCTCTTATGGCGCGAAAAAGCGCTGCAGCGAAGCGGAAACCACCATGAGTAATAATGTCAGACTTCAGGAATTGCTTAAGGCTGTCGACCGGGCAACCCGACCGCTTAACGCTCTCCATAACGCCAGCCTCACTCTCGCGAACGATATCCGCGATGCGCAGGTGGCGCTCGGGGCACTCGATGAGCAGGCGGGGCGTATCAACGGCTTCAGGAAAGCAAACGGCCAGCTCGCCATGACGGAGCAGTCCCTTGCTCATGCGAAACAGCAGGCAGCGGCGCTGGCGGTGCAGTTTAAAAACACGCAAAACCCCACCCTGGCACAGGCTGATGCGCTGTCCGCGGCCCGAAAATCGGCAGCCGACCTTAAGCTTGAGTACAACAGCCTACGCCATTCGGTACAGCGTCAGCGTGCTGAGCTCGCGCGGGCGGGGATAAACACGCGCACGCTTTCGTCGGACGAGCGTCGTCTACGAACCAACATCAGCGAAAAAACGCAGCAGCTTAACCGGCAGCGGGATGCGCTGTCCCGCGTCAACCAGCAGCAGGAGCGGCTGAGTACCGTTCAGAACCGCTACGAGTCAGGCAAGCGCGCTATCTCGCGAGTCCAGCAACTGGCTAATGCGGGCGTGAGTATGGCAAAAGCGGGCTTTGACCAGACGTCCCGCTTTATGGCGCCAGGCATCAGTTTTGAAAAACAGATGCCTGCCATTCAGGCAAACCTTGGCCTGGAGAAGGGAGACCTCCGGCTTGAGGCCATTCGCCGGCAGGCACGGGAAGTTAGTGTTAGCACCGGAACGCCTGCGGATGCGGTCGTCCGGACACAGAGCGAACTGGCCCGTTCAGGCTATGACGCCGATGGAGTGCTTGCGGCCACTGTGCCAACGATCAACCTCAGTCAGGCGGGGAATATCGACGCTGCAAAAGCGGCCGATATTATCAGCAGCACGCAGGCCGCGTATAACCTGGCAGATGCAGATGCCGGACGCATCGCAGACGTGCTTACGCGCGGTTTTACCTCTTCGAATACCAGCCTCGCTGATATGGCGGCGGCCCTGAACGCCGCTGCGCCAGCCGCGGACGCCGCTGGTATGGGGCTTGAAGAGACAACGGCGCGGCTTGGCGTTCTGGCGGAAAAGGGGATGTACGGTGCCTCCGCCGGGGACGCGCTCAGCGCGATGTTGCGCCATGTTCAGACTCCGGATGCCATAAAAGCCGCAGGGGCGCTGGTTTCCGCCGCGGGTGATGGATCGCTTGATGAAAAACGTAAGCAGCTGCAGGGGGCAAAGGGCAGTACCGCGCTCGCGGCTTCCGTTCAGACCGATAATCTTGACGGCGATATCAACCGATTCCAGGCCGCGTGGAGCGGGTTGAAGATTGACGTGTTCGATAAAGCAGATGGCGCTCTCCGCAACCTGATAACAACCGCAACCGGCTGGCTCAGCACGGCCACCCTTTGGGTGAATGCCAACCCTGAGCTGACGCAGACCCTGGCCAGCATTGTTGTCGGCGCGCAGGCGTTTGCTGGCGTACTGGGCGGCGTAGGAACGGTTATCGCCCCGGTTCTGACGGGCGTCAATATGGTTATTACCGCGGCCGGGATGTTGGGAACGGTGTTCAGCGTAGTGGGGGGCGCCATCATGACGGTGCTGGGTGCCCTTAGCTGGCCGGTGATTGCCCTTGGCGCGGCGATTGCCGCCGGAGCCTTGCTGATTTTTAAATACTGGGAACCCATCAGCGCCTTCTTTGGCGGGGTGATGGAAGGGCTTTCGACGGCCTTCGCACCGCTGGGGGCGATATTCTCACCGGTGATAACGGTATTTGATGCTATCTCGGAGAAGCTGGGCGGTATCTGGCAATGGTTCACCGATTTGGTTGCGCCGATCAAGGCGACGCAGGAAACGCTGGATGGCTGTAAAAATGCTGGCGTGATTTTTGGGCAGGCGTTGGGCGATGCGTTAACGGCACCGCTTGATCTATTTAACAGCCTGAGCGGCAAGGCCAGCTGGCTGCTGGAGAAACTCGGTCTTATCAAAAACGAGTCGGGGAATCTCGACTCCGCTGCGGCAAAAGCAGAAGCGGCATCCTCTCCTGTGGGCAGCTCTTATATTCCGGGTACGGGGACCTATGGCGGTTACCAGGGGTATCAGCCAACCATCGCCACAGGGGGACGCTCTTACGTCGATCAGAGTAAAAGCGAGTACAACATTACGCTGCAGGGAGGCACGGCCTCCGGAATGGATCTGACGCGTCAAATCCGGGAGGCAATAGATAACATTGAACAGGATAAAGCGAGACGGCAGCAATCCAGCTTTATGTATGGTTGAGGAGAGAGAAAATGTTAATGGTGCTGGGTCTGTTTGTCTTTGAACGACGAACCTTACCGTATCAGACAATGCAGTTTACAAAGGACTACCGCTGGGCGTCCAACGATCGCATCGGGAAGCCCAAAGCCTGGCAATATCTTGGCGAAGGTGAGACCTCCTTTAGCCTCACCGGAGTACTTTACCCGGAGCTGACGGGAGGGCGGCTTTCTCTCAAGGCGGTTGAGCTGATGGCGAATGAAGGGCGGGCATGGCCGTTGATAGATGGTACCGGCATCATTCACGGCATGTTTATCATTGAGAAAGTCACGCACACGCATTCGGATTTTTACAGTGATGGTACCGCGCGAAAAATTGAATTTTCCCTGTCGCTAAAACGCGTGGACGAATCGCTGATGAAGATGTTTGGCGATCTGAGAACGCAGGCTGAAGAGCTGGTGACGAGCGCACGTAATAGCATTGGAGGGCTGGTGGGATGATCGCCGAGATGAATATCCGGGCGGGCGGCAAAATCGCCCCTGACTTTATGCTTAAGCTTAACGACCGTGATATCACGCAAAATTTCAGCCACCGCCTTATCAGTTTATCTATGACCGACAAACGTGGGCTGGAAGCCGATCAGCTGGATATTCAACTGGATGATTCCGATGGGCTGTTAGACCTGCCAGCCCGGGGAGCAACGCTCTCCTTATGGCTGGGGTGGGAGGGAGCTCCGCTCCAGCCGAAAGGGAACTTCACGATCGACACAATTGAATTTCGGGGGGCGCCGGACACCCTGACCATTCGGGGATGCAGCGCGGATTTTCGTGGGAAGCTAAACGTGCGGCGCGAACAGTCGTGGCATGACACGACGATCGGCGCGATAGTCACTACTATTGCTCAGCGGAACCAGTTGACCACAAGCGTTGCGGCTGGGCTTTCATCCATTGCCATTTCTCATATTGACCAGTCTCAGGAGACTGACGCGGCGTTTCTCACCCGCCTGGCCGAACGCAATGGTGCATTTGTTTCCATCAAAGCCGGGAAGGTCATTTTCATGAAAGCGGGCCAGGCCGTGACGGCCAGCGGCACAGCGATTCCCTTAATGATGATTGAACGTGGGGATGGCGATCGGCACCTTTTTTCCGTCGCCGACCGTGAAAGTTATTCCGGCGTGACGGCCAAATGGCTGCAAACGCGCGATCCAAAACAGCAGAATCCTCAATTGAGTATTAATCGCCAGATTGGGGGGCAGCCCACAGAGGTGCTACAGCATCCGGATGCCGCCGCGTCGGGAGCTAAAGGCATGGAGCCGAAGCCGCAAGAGAGGCTGGTGGGATCGGCGGAGAACGTGTTTGAGCTTGCTACGGTGTATGCATCTGAAGAGCAGGCGCTCAGGGCTGCGGAGGCGAAGTGGCGCGCGCTTCAGCGGGGAACTGTGAAATTTTCTATCCAGCTGGCGCTGGGGCGAGCCGATCTGTTTCCCGAAACGCCGGTGCTGGTTAACGGCTTTAAACGAGTCATTGACGAGCAGGCGTGGATCATCAGCGAAGTGGTTCATACGCTGAGCGGGAGTGGATTTACCACGCAGCTTAACCTTGAGCTGAACGTCACCGACGAAAAGTTTTCTGTGGATAGAGAGTAATTCATTTGCCATTACGTTGTTTTTGAGTATTATTGATTCACATAAAGTGAATTAAACGGAGGGTATATGTTTCATTGTCCTAAGTGCAAGCATTCAGCGCATGCGCGTACCAGTCGCTATTTAAGTGAAAACACCAAAGAGCGCTATCATCAGTGCACCAATGTGGACTGCAGCTGTACGTTCGTGACGATGGAATCCGTGGAGCGTCTGATTGCAACTCCTGGCGCCTCTGAACGTGTCCGAACGGCTTCGATGAGCCACGGTTAA